CTGGCTTGTGGAAACCGACTCACAGATCCACGTCCCCGTGTGGGCAATCTGTGCGCTCAGTATCGTCGCCATCAAAGCGGGGTGGTGGGTGCTAGTGCCGGGGATGCTTTTCGCAGGTGCGGGCACGCTGCAACTGACGACCGGGACGGATAGCTGGCTGCACAGCCTGTGGCACGTCCTCGGGGCGGCGGCTGCGGGGACGGCGTTGTATCTGGTGTAGGCGGCTTTTGCTGGACGATGGGGGCGTGATCTACTCACAAACCGGAAAGCCAATGCCCAAGATCATCAACCGCACCGAGGAGCGGGTGCATCTAGATAACATACAGCCGCATCCCGCCAACCCCAACGATGGGGACGTGGCGGCGATTGTCCAGAGCATCCGGCAAAACGGCTTCTACGGCCGCATCGTCGTCCGGGACTCGACCGGGAAGATCCTCGCCGGCGAGCACCGATGGCGGGCGGCGCAAGAGGTCGGGCTCGGGGAAGTGCCCGTCGAGCGGGTCGAGTGCGACGACGAAACAGCGATGCGGATTCTGCTCGCGGACAACCGGACGGCAGAGAAGGCGGAGCGGGAGCCGGGGCCGCTCGCGGACCTGCTCGAAAGCCTAGAGACGACCCAGGAGGGGCTAACGGGGACCGGGTACGACGGGGACGACTTGGACCAGTTGCTTGAAGACCTGGACGACCCGAGCGAGGATGAATGGGAGGATGCGTTCGGGGACGTGCCGGAAGGCGAAAAGGAGCCGTTCCAACAGAAGACGTTCACCCTACACGACACGCAGGCCGAGACGGTGGATGCCGCCGTACAGCGGGCAAAAGATAACGACTTCACCGGGACCCCGAACGAAAACAACAACGGCAATGCGCTTGCCCTAATCTGCGAACACTACCTACAGCATGGCTAGTGCGAAGGACATCACATTGAAGCCAATCCCGGCATCGCGGGCCAAACCACTGATGAAGGAGTTGCACTATAGCGGGAAGGTAGTGCCGAATAGCCAACTACACATCGGCGTGTTTCTGCACGGCAAACTTGAGGGCGCGATGCAGTTTGGGCCGCCGATGGATAAACGGAAGGTGCTACCGCTGGTGGAGGGGACCGACTGGAACGGAATGATGGAGCTGAACCGCATGGCGTTCAGCGACAACCTCCCGCGCAACAGCGAAAGCCGTGCGATTTCGGTCGCGATGACACTGATGGAGAAGCACGCCCCGCACGTGGAATGGATTCTGTCCTTTGCCGATGCTACGCAGTGCGGAGACGGGACGATTTATCGGGCTTCGGGGTTTGTACTCACGGGCATCAAAGAAAATGACCAGATGCTACGCCTACCATCGGGGCGCGTGGTGTCCAGAATGACATACACGAAGGGGCAGCACATTACAGACGACGGATCGGCTTCAATCCCTGACGGTGCGGTCCCAATTTCAGGCTATCAGCTCCGCTACATCTATTTCATCAACGACGATGCCCGCGAACGGCTCACCGTGCCCGAAATTCCATACGAGAAAATCGACGAGGTGGGCGCGGGGATGTACCGGGGTGAGAAAGTGACGTACAAGCAGCGCAACACCGAGTAATCAGCGCCGGAAGCATAGATGGCGATGCGCCTGCCGTCCAGGCAGGAGAGGGCGGTTCAAGTCCGACCCCGGCGCTCTACTTTTCGCACCCCACGCACGCGCGCAATGCCCGACCCAACTGGCGAATACTCAGCGAAGGAAGTTCGGCTCGCCTTGAAGGCGGCAAAGGGGGTCGTGCAGCAGGCCGCGAAAGCCCTCGGCTGTACGCCCCGCACCATCTACAACTACGCCGACCGCTACGTGACGGTGCAAAAGGCGATGGACGAGAGCCGCAAGGACCTGGCGGGGGAGGCCGAGGGCTACCTGGTGGCGATGATGCGCGACCGGGAGCACCCGAGGCACTACGATTCGGTCAAAGATGTACTTCGGAACTACCACCCGGACGATTGGAGCGATAAGAAAACCGAGCAAGAGCACTCCGGCTCCCTCGACGTGTCGCACGAGGTTGACCTCTCTTCGCTGACGGACGAACAGATCGAGCGGCTCGCGGAGGGGGCGCCGCCGGAGGAGGTGTTATGAACGAATTGCAACTTCGCGCACAGGCAGAGCAAGAGCGCCGGAAGCGCCGGCGGGCGACCCTCGGGACGCTTGCCCGCGACCGCGACTTCATCGGGTGGGTCGAAGAGGCGTTCGACGTGCGCCTCTCGGCCGGCATCCGGAAGATGTTCGAGTCCGTCGCGGAGCACCGCGTAACGATTGTGCTGTCCGCAAATAGCACGGGCAAGACGCACGGCGCCGCCCGCCTCGCGTTAGCCTTCTGGAAGGTGTACGCCGCTCGGCGTGATGCGGAGCACGTCGAGGTCTACACGGCCGCCGCCCCGCCCCGGAAGAACCTCGAAGATGGGCTGTGGGCGGAGATAAACACGGCCGTCGAGGATGAGGCCCCCGATCTCTTCGCCGGCGCCGACCAGAACCGGATGCACGTCGAGGGCGCCCCGAAGGAGTACGTGACCGGCGTTACGATTCCAAAGACGGGGACCGAGAAGGAACAGGAGGCCCGGTTCTCCGGGAAGCACGCCGACGCGATGCTTTTTATATGCGACGAGGCGGACGCGATCCCACGGCCCGTCTACAACGGCATCGAGTCCTGCATGTCCGGCGGCGCGGAGGCCCGCCTGCTTTGCCTCCTGAACCCGAGGGAGAAGCGCGGACCGATTTACCAGCGCGTGCGGAACGGCGCGGGCAATATCGTTCGCCTCTCCGCCCTCGACCACGAGAACGTCGTCGAAGGGGAGCCGGTCGTCCCCGGCGCCGTGACCCGCGAGACGGTCGTGCGCCGCATTGCGGAGTGGAGCCGGCCGATTGCCGATGGGGAGGACACGACCGGAAAGACGACGTTCGAGGTGCCGGAGTACCTCGTCGGCTGCGTAGCCGAGCGGGACGACGGGACGGAGACGGCGCCCCTGCCGGCCGGAACGCGGGTCGTCACGGACAACCGGCTCTGCCACATGGTTCTCGGGGTGTACCCGCCGGCCGGGTCCGACCAGCTTATCAGCGAAGAGGTCGTCACGCGGGCGCAGCAACGGTGGCGCCGGTATGCGGAGGCGCACGGGGAGGCGCCGACCGGCGGCGTTCTCGGCTACGACGTGGCCTCGGAGGGGCAGGACACGAACGCCGTCACGCACCGCGTCGGGGACTTTGTGCGCCGGTTCGGCCCGGAGCAGACGTGGGGCGGCGTCGACTCGGCGGCCGGCGCCGCGAAGGTCAACGACCTCCTGCCCCGCCTCGACCCCGGCCACGCCTTTGTCGACGGCACGGGCGTCGGGGACGGCGTGCCCCGGCAACTGAACTGCGATGCGACGAGCGTGATGTTCGGCGCGAGCGCCCCCGAGTCCGGCACCGGTCGCGTCGACGCGAATTGCTACCGGATGCGCGACTACCTCTACTGGTGCGTCCGGGAGTGGCTCCTCGGCGGAGACGCGATGCTCCCGCCGGACGAGGCCCTTGCGGAGGAGCTTACGGCCCTGACCTACGAGCGGGACGACAAGAAGGGCATCCGGGTCATGGGCAAAGACGCGATCCGGAAGGCCCTCGGGCGGAGCCCGGACAAGCTCGACAGCCTCGCCCTGACGTTCGCCCCGCGCAACGCCGCGACGAAGGGCATTGAGTGGGACAGTATGGGCGAAGGCGAGATTCGACTCTAACCGAACCAACAGGCGTACCTGCTATGCTCAAGGCACTCGGGCACTCGCTCCGCCAGGGATGGCGAGCCGCGAAAGCGACATACAAAAGCGTCAGCTTTTCCTCAACGTCGAGCGGCGGCTACTTCGATACCTTCCGGGCGAACTTCGCCCACGAGGGCTACCGGTCGATGGCAAAGCTCGCGGTTCGCAACCCGATTGCGCGGCGGGCTATCGACTACATCTCGACGAACATGGCCTCGATTGCGGAGAACCTCCGCGTCGGCATCGACGAAGACGGGGAGCGGATCGACATTACCGGCGATCACCCGTGGGCGGAGCTTCAACGCGACCCGCACCCGCAGTACAACTTTCGGTGGTTCCTAGAGGGGATGGTGTGGCAATGGATGCTTGCCGGCGAGTGGTGGCTCTGGCCCTACGTCCGGGAGCAGGGACCGGGCGCCGGCGTGCCGGCGCGGCTTCACCTCTTCCGGGAACGGGACTTTAACGGCTTCGAGACGGACGACCGGACGGGCATGGTCGAGGGGTACGACCTCGACCTCCCGAGCGGGGAGAACCGCGAGTTTGCGGCCGAGGAGGTCGTTCACGCCTTCAACTACAACCCGCTCGACTCCTACGGCACGCACGCCGGGGAGCGCGGGCTCCCGGTCCTCTACGCCGCGATCCGCGAGATTCAGACGCAGCAGGCGTCGAGCCAATGGAACTACTCGATTGCCAAGTCCGGCGGCCGCCCGCCCGTCTACATGATGCCGAAGGGCCTCGATGCCGGCCAGCAGATTTCGCCGGAGCAGCAGGAGCGGGCGCAGGAGTCGATTGACGAGCAATGGCGGGAAGTCTCCGAGGACTCGAAGCCCTACGTCACGTCCGGCCTGTTCGAGATTATCGAGGCGGCGATCAGCCCCGAAGACGCCTCGATCTCGGAGATGGACCAACGGATGCAGGAGAAGGTCGCCATCGGCCTCGGGATTCCGCCCATCGTGCTCGGAAGCATGGAGGGGGCGACGTTTAGCAACCTCGAATGGGCGCAGTACATCGCCCACACGCAGCGCATTTTGCCGATGCTCGACCGCTTCCTCGCGGAGCTAAACCAGGGCGTC